GCGACGATCGCGCCGACGATGGCGGCGATGATGGTCACGGGGCCGCCCATGACGGTCACGACGGCACTGATGAGCGCGGGGAGTCCGCTTATCATGCCGATGGCCGTGCCAGCCATGCCGATGAAGCCGCTGATGGCCCCGACGATTGACGTTATCACGCCCACTATCTTCACCGCTCCGAGCGCGCTGGCGATGATGGGCAGCAGCGGGGCCACGACGGGCGCGATGGTGCCGACGGCGCTCACGATGCCGCCGATTGCCGTGGAGACGAGCGGAGCGACCGTCTCGATGGTCGTGCCGATCGTCTCGAACGCCTGACGCAGCGGCTCGCCAATCTCGGGCGGTAGCGCGGAGAGCATGGAGTCGACCATCCCCGGCAGGGCTGCGCCGATGGCGTAGAACGCGCGGTCTGCCAGCCCCGTGAGGTTGGCGATTAGCCCTCCCTCGCGCGCGCCGGTCTCCGCGTCGATGGTGCCGAACAGCGCGTCCACGAGGTTCGCGGCCGCGTCCTCGACGTACGACGAGTCTCCGCTGCCGATGGCCATGAGGACGTTCTGCCACGCAGACCTCGCCGCGGTGGCGCTGCCCTCCAGCGTGCCCATGGCCTCGTTGGCCGTGGTGCCCGTGATTGCCATGTCCTGCTGCACGGCGTGGATGGCCTCGAGCATCGTGTCGAATCCCACGTCCGCGAGCTGGCTCGTGTCGGTCAGCTTCTCGCCCAGCACGCCAGAGGCGTTGATGAGGTCGAGCATGCCCTGCTGGTTGCCCGCGAAGCCCAGGGACAGGTTGTCGAGCATGGTGTAGTTGCCCTTGGCGAGGCCCATGACGGCGTTCTGCACGCTCTGCGCGTCGGTGCCGAACGTGTTCACGTTGTCGGCCATGTCCCGCATGGCCACATTCGCCAGCTCGGCAGCCGCCTTTGTGTCGCCGCCCAGCGAGTTTACGAGCGACGCCGAGAAGCTGGTCACGTTCTGCATGTAGTCGTTCGCGCTCATGCCAGCCGTCTGCCATGCCGCGTTTGCGTCGTTGAGCACTGTGATGTAGTCGCTGCCGAACAGCTTCTGGATGCCGCCCACGAGCTGCTCGTTCTGCGCGTAGCCCTCGTAGATGCCGCCAGCGATCTCCTTGCCGATGCCGATGGCCGAGCTGATGGCCGTCTTGAGCGCGCCCGTAATCACGTTGCCGATCACGACGGCCTTCGCGGAGAGGCCCGCGCTGATGCTCTCGCCGAGCGCGGCGCCAGCGGATGGGCCGGCGTCACCCGCCATCTTGGCGAGCGAGCCGTCCTCGAACTTCGGCACGACCGTCAGGTACGACGTGCCGATTGATGCGTCTGCCATTTTCCCTACTCACCTCCAAAGCGCGCCATGAGCGCGTCATGGTCGAGCTTCGTGACCTCGGCGGCGGTCGAGAACCGCTTCCTCTCTCCGGGCCGCTTGACGTGCTCGTAGTCCTTCGCGAAGAGGTCGCCCACCAAGTCCACGAGGTTCGCCAGCATGTGCGTCTCGTCGCTCCATGCCATGCTCGGTTCCATCTCGCGCAGGGTCTCGCTATCGCGCGGCAGATGGCGCAGGAATAACGCAACGGCCCCCCAGCCGATGCTGAGGGGCACGTCTTCAAGTCTGACTCTCCATCTGTCGTACAGGTCGAAGTCGAGCGCGTCGCCGTGGTCGCGGACTATGGCAGCGACCTCTAGAATTCCCCCAGCTCGATGCCGCTGCCCTCGGCCAGCGCCTTGAACAGGTAGACGTAGCCCATGTCCGAAAGCGGCTCGTCGGCAAGATCGGGGCAAAGCCCGAGGATGAACTGCTTCTGCGCGCGCACCTGGGCGGCGTTGTCATCCCTCGCGTCCGCAACCGCGCCCATGGACGCGATCTGCTCGGCGCTCATGTCCTTGATGCGCGGCAGCTCGTAGATGGTGCCGTCCACGCCCTCGACGGTGAAGGGCTCGGGCTTGACAATCTTGAAGTCAGACATGTCGCTCCTAGTTGCCCGTGGTTGTGGTGGTCGCGGTGACGGGCGGCAGCTCCTTGAAGTAGCCGCCGATGGTGGAGTCGTAGAGCGCCTGGAACGTCACGGTGTCGACGATGACCTCGCCGCGGGTGTGGGTGCCGAGCTCGATCTCCTGCGGCACGCAGTTGGGGTAGACGTAGCGCACCAGCTGGGTGGGCTCGCCGTCGGCGCCGTTGTGCAGCTCGTCGACGATGACCACCCACGCGTCGGTTGTGCCGTCGAAGACCGCGCCGCCGTTCGCATCGACCTTGGCGGCCCCGTACTTCAGCTTCTTGGCCGCGACGCTGTTGTCGATGATGGGGACGGCCAGCGTGGCCGACGGGCTGGACGGCGAGCTGAGGATGTCCTTCTTCGCCCAGTCCTTGACGGGGTCCTCCTTGCCGAGGTCGACCGAAGGCGTGATGCCGTCCTCGGAGACGCGCACGGTCTCGTAGCCCGTCAGGGTCGCGTTGGACGTGGTGGGGATGGTCGGAGTGGAGCTGGCGAGTGCGACCGAGAAGTACGCCTCGTCAGCGGGACGGCCGAAGGTGGCCAGTCCGGTGTTGTTCATGTTTCCTCCTAAAGCGCTACCAGAGCGCGTGGACGGTGAATGTTACCTGCCACCAGTAGTGCCGCCCGTCGTATCCGAGCGGCACGGGGTTGGCATAGGGCGTGGCGCCGTAGTCGCGCATCGCGTCGCAGCACGCGCGCACGAGCGATTCCGCGCCCTCGTAGGTGGTCGCCCACGCCTGCAGCGCGTAGTCGTTGTGCTGCGCGTCGAGCGACGGCGTGCCGCCAACGGGGTCGACGAGCACGTAGGCGGGGTCGCGGTCGCGCGGTGCGGTCTTGTACACGGGCACGCCCAGCGCGCCCGTGAGGTGGGCCAGCAGCCCCTCTAGCGTCGAGCGCATGGCATCACCTCGCCTTCAGCAGCGTGTTGTTGTGGGCGTTGTCGTGTCGCGCGGCCGCGTTGCCGCACACGACCTTGCCGATGGCGGTGTAGTTGCCGACGTCGACGTAGGCCTTGTACTCGGCGCCGCGCGTGTGGCTGTTGGCGTTGGCTGCGGCCATGCCGGTGGCGCTTGCCGCGATCGGCTCGACCACGGAGCGGAGCGCCGCCTGCACCTCCGCGCCCTTGAGGATGGCGCGTACGCCGGCGATGTTCAGCTTGAAGTTAGCCATCGGCCCTCACCACCTGCACGGGCATCGTCCACCTGCCGGGGACGTTGCTCTCGGTGTAGGGCGCGGGGCTGCCCACGACGCGGAACTCTCTGCCGCGGACGGTCACCAGCGCGCCGCGCAGGTCCTTGCCGTAGCCGCGCGGGAAGTGCAGCGTGTAGTCGCACGTCTCGCCGTCGGGGCGCAGGTACCCGGTCTCGCCCACGGTCTCGGGGACCACCAGCACGCCGTCGACGCGCTCGGGCTCGCGGTATGCGGGCTCGGGGCCGAGACGGCCAGCGGTCGTGCCCGCGACGCGGCGGACGTAGACCGTCTCTCCCCTAATCATCGCGGCCAGCCAATGCGCCGAAGCCGATGCGCGCGCCGTAGATGCCGAGCAGCTTGCGCTCCTCGTCGGTGACCTTCGGCGTGTCGTAGGCGGTGGAGAGCGTGAACTGCTCGGAGTACGGGCCAGCCGTGCGGCTCATCTGCGTGGCCCCGACTGGCACGTCCGCGTCGCCGTCGCGCGGCATGACGCGGTGCGCCATCTGGCGGCACGCGCGCATGAGGCGGTCGGCGAGCTTTTCGGAGGGGTCGGAGTAGTCCACGCCATAGCGCTCAAGCTCGACCTCGATGAGCGCCGAGCAATCCTCAAGGCACTCTTGAAGCATGTCGGTGTCCGAGACCTCCTTGTAGCGGTCTTCGTACTCATCGACTGTGGCAAAGGCCATCGCTGACCCCTCCTATCGGTCACTCGCCCTTTGCGGGCCTCTTGCGGGTTGTCGTGCGCCGCTTGGGCGCTGGCTTGGGCTTCTCGACGGGCTTGTAGCCATGCGCCACCATGCGCGGCGCGTCCTCGTCGCTCGCCCTCACCAGCACGCCGTTGGGCGCGATGAGCTCGACCATTAGGCGGTGAGCAGGTTGAAGTAGCCAGTGCCCTCGACGGCGAAGGCGACCTCGACCTCGGCGCGCACGGCGATCATGTTCTGCTGCCAGAGGTTGATTGCGTTGTCGCCGCGGCCGAGCGTGGCCTGGTCGGAGATGGCGACCTGGATGCCCTCGACGGTGCCGAATACGGCCTTGGTGAAGTCGCCAGCGATGCCGAGGATGTCGGTGGTCGCGTCGACGTAGACGTTCTTGGAGGTGGAGACGGTGGCGCCGAGGATGGGGTTGATGGCGCCAGTCTCGACGCCAGCTGTGAAGAGCGGACGCTTGTCACCGTCCACGGCGGCGAGCACCTTGGCGCGGCCCTGCGGGGCGAGGATGATGCGGTCCATCACGCCGCCAGCGGTGGCGATGTTGCCGTCCACGGCGAGGAACTGGTCGTAGACGGTGGCGCCGGACGCTGGGGTCAGGCTGACGGCGGTGGCGGAGCCAAGCACGTCGAAGCCGGAGCCGGGCGCGGTGGTGCCCATGATGGTCTGGTCGAACTTGGTGCCGAGGGCCAGCGGCAGGCGGCGGACCAGCTCGGCGTAGAGGGCGTCTGCGTCACGCAGGAACTCCATGGAGAACGCCTCGATGACGGCCAGCTTGTACGGGACGATGGTCTTCTTGCCGAGGGTGTGGTTGGAGACGGGCTTGTCGCCGGTCTCGTCGACCCAGTTGGCGGTCGGCTCTCCGGTGATGGTCTGGACCTTAAGGCCAGTGCCGGGGATGGTGATGCGACGGGCGGCGCCCATGAACGCGGAGTCCTCGATGGTGGCCCCCCAGATCTCGGAAGAGACGGAATCGGGGAGGGTGACGTTGGTGGTGCCGCGGTTGATGTCGATAGCGGGCATGGTTGCCCCTTTCTGCTAGTGCGCGTTCGCCAGTGCCTCGGCGAACAGCTGCGCGTTGGTCTTCTTGGCAGCGGCTCGGCCGCCGCCATCGTCGGTACGGGTCGGGTGGACGGGCATGAGCTTCAGCAGCTGCTTGGCCTGCGCCAGCAGCTCGTCGGCGTCGGTGCCGTTGAGCATCTGGGCCACCTCGAGCGGGATGCCAGCCTTGTCGGCGGCAGCGGCAACGTCGGCGCGTCTCTGCGCGTCTGCCCTGAGCTGGGCCAGCTCCTGCTCCGCCTTGGCGGCACGCTCCGTGGCCTCGGACAGCTGCGAGCCGTCCACGTAGCCCTCGTACTGCTTGCGCACCTTCGTGCGGGCCTCGCCAACAAGCTTGTTGACTTCCTCCTGCGTGAACGTGCGCTCGCCAGACTGGGCAGCTGCGCCAGTCTGGTCGGTGGTGCCCTCGGTCTCCCGAGTCGTTTCGTCGGCCATGCTTGGCCTCCTTTCGCCCCGCCCCAGCGGGTGTCGGCGTGGCGATTGACCGCTCGCCACGGTTGCGTGAGATGAAAAAGGCCCCATGCGGGGCCGATTTCGCTTGTTGCTAGCGCCTGTTGCGCCTTCGTGCGTTGCTTGCCGATTTCTCGTAAGCGGCGAGTATCCTCTTGCGCTCCTCGCCCTCGTCCGTGCCGTTGCGCTCGGCGCGCTCCTTGGCCTTCGCGTCGATGGCGTCCTGCCACCTGCCGTATATGGCCCTTGGGTCGTAGCCCTCCACGCCGCTCGCCTTCCAGCTCGGGACGGTGCGGCAGTCGCAGCCGCTGTGCGCGTGGCTCGCCGCATCCTCGCTCTGGTACACGAACCCGCGGCTTGCCAGCATTAGGCAGAAGTCGCACGTCTCGGCACCGTCTGGCACGCGCGCGTACCGCGGCCTTCGGCTGTCGCGGTGCCCGTTGATGAGCACCGCCTCGTTCGCCGCGACCTTCGTCTCGTAGTCGAGCCGTTCGAGGCAGAGCGCCACGA